GACCATCAGCTTGCCCATGAGCAGCGCGCGAGGCAGCCACCCTTGTGCAAACACCCGGCTGATCAGCGTTTCGATCAACCACTCTTGTAATTCTTTCCAGTGTTCACGGCTGTCGAGCGTGCCCTGCCTGATGCTTGAGAAATTCACACCCTCGAGGTCTGCGGCCAGCTCGTTATAAGGAACGCCGAAACCGGCTGCCATGCTGCGCAGAGCTTGCTTGATAAACGGCGCATATTCGCCATTGGGGTACTGCGGTGACGTCTCTTTGATTTCAGCTCCCTCTGGCAAAACGATCAGCTCGCCAGGTTCGCTATCAATTATCAATTCCTCGCCGTCATCCATTTCCGGGCCATAGCCGTCTTTCCACTGAATGACGCCAAGCTTGTTCGCCCCTACGCGAGCATTGACGATCGCGGCGTTTTCCATCGCGTTCATCTGGCGCATGCGAAACAGGCTGGTAGCAGTCCAGGGTAAGCCGCGCTTTTGCCCGGTCATATCCTCGAGAAAACCGTGAATGATATCCTCGGCTGGCACCTCGATGTACTTTTTACCTCCATGCGTGTAGGTGGCTTCTGTCTCATCAGTGGTGCTGAAAAAATAGCCCAACGGGCGCCCGTAACGGTTAAACCGGATGCCCTGGCGAATGAAATTGCCGCCAGTGGTGGTGCGCTCATTCATGTCGATCGGGCAACGCTGTGCGTCGATCACCTGCAGCGAAAACTGCCACGGTCCAGCCTCTTTGCCGTAAATCATGCGCACGATAAATTCGCCATCTTTGGCGGCACTGACTACGCAGGTTGATTGAATTTGGCGAAACGATCGGCGCCCGGTGACGTCGCAATTTTGCGGCATGCACCACTCAGCCCAACCAGTTTCAATGGCTTCATTGGCCAGCTTGTCGAGCTTGCCTTTTTCGTCTTTGCTTTGAGCCTGCAGGGTTACGCCTTGCGGGCCGACAATATTTTGACGGCACATGCGCAGAAACGCCTTGCCGTAATCGTTGTTTGCACACTGCTCGCGCGAGCGGGCAACGATGGTGCGTTGGTTACGATCGACAACCTCGTCAGCGGTGAGCGGTGAGCTACCCCAGCCCTGCGAAAGTCGATCCTGCTGAGCAGCAGCAAACATGCGTGCAGAGCTACGGCTGCGCATGTGATTGGCGCGCGATTTCTCAGGCTGCTCTGGCGCTGTAGCAATAGCAACGCCGTTCTGGCGCACAATTGGAACGCCAGAACGGGCAAACGCTGTTTTGTCTCTCTGCGCAAGTTCCCACGAGTTCATTATTGTAGTCTCACGCGCACAACTGCGCCGAATGGGTTTCTGCCGCAGGCGGTGCCTTTCTCGTTGCGAACCTGCCGCCGATATTCATTGCGCAACAAAATCAGGTCACTGATCGGTGTGCGGAATAACTCGCGGTTGTTAATGCGGTAGCGCTCTTGATCCAGTGTCGCGCGCTTGGCGATCACAGCCTCGATTGCCTCGAGTGCGATCTCAGCCGTTGTGCGACCGTCATAAACGCCAGTTTGCGCAGCTAGATCGGGTGTGATTTCGATCTGGCCAGTTTCATATTCTTCTGTGGTGGTGCCATCAGTGACGCGCAGCGAGTACCAGTAGTTGCCCGGTGTCCAGTCAGCAGTGACGGCAGCGGTGACCAGTATGCGATGTTGCGTACCCTCAGCTACGGCTGTGAGATCGATGGCCGCAGGTCCGCGCAACAGCAGTGTCACGGTCCATTCAGGAGCGGGATAAGCTGTTAGCGTCAGCAACCGGCTGAAAGTCAGCCCGGCGCCGGTTTTTTCAGGAATTTTGCAGCTCACCAGTTATTTGCCCACCCTTTGCCGCGCTTGGCGCTCACAGATTTCGAGCGCTTAATAGTGGGCTTAGTCTGTGCGGGCGCCGCTTTTGGTTCCTCTTGTGGCTTTTCCTCGCGCTTTTTGGGCTTTGGAATTGGCCTAGGAAGCTCGTTTTCGGGTGCGATTTCGGGTGTTTTTGGGGGTAAATTGTCGTTTGCAGGGGTGCTGTAGCGCTCTGCGAGGCGTTTTAGTGGGGGTTGCATGATCTTTAGGGCAGCGGTGGCGTAGACCCTGCAATCTAGAGCCTCGTTTCTAACCTTGTCGCCTTTGGTCCATTCCCGCACAGGAAAACCCTTGACGTAACGAGTGACCAGTTTCTCAGACGTCAGCTGCTTGAAATATTCACCGTCACGATCGTGAGGGAAATGACAGTAGCCCGGTCCTGGTCTCGCATTATTCAAGCGGCGCATGACGATGAGTTTTGTCTCGTCAACACCAACTAGAAACAGGTCGATTTTTCTAGCGTTTTTGCCAGACTGCTTACGTTGTGGTTTCTCAACGATCGCACGCCCCCAGCCCGCAACGCCTTTAATGCCGAATAACCTGCGCCCTGTCTTGCCTCGCGCATACTCGTATGCGGCTTGGGTGTAACCGTTGGTGCCGCCAGTATCCAAACAGGCAGCGCTGATGGGTAGAACGGCACCACTTTCGTGCTGGAATGTTTGCGCAAGGTAGTCATCAAGGTCGTTCCACACCTCGCCAGCGAGAGGATCGCCGTATAAAATTGTGTAATCGATCGACCAACTTTCCTCACCAACACCCCACGCAACGGTTTCCACCTCGAGGCGGTCCTGCTGAGCATCAATGCCGGCTGTTAGGTACACCCCACCCATCGGCACATCAGCGCGGTATTCCTCGCGGCGCCCCATAAGGCTATCAGGGTCAACCTTGTCGCCTTTTTCCTCCCATGTCTTGGCCAGGCTGACATTGGTGAATGTCTGCAGGTCGTCGGTCGCCAGCTTGTCGAGATAGTCGCGAACGATCGCGGGTATTTTGCGAAAGGTGCTGTAAAGCTCATTCAGGTGGTAGCTGGCATGCCCATCGAAAGGCTTTTCAGCTACCCAGTGGCCAGCTCGGATTGCTGCCACGCGTTGGCCTTCATCCCACTGACTGCCGCAGTGCATACAGTAGTAGCGCGCAGTGTCAGCCTTTTGCTCGGTGAGCGCGGCGGCTGTGTCCTCATCAGTCTCTCGCCTGCCATCCCATCGCACATTTTCCCAGTCGAGTTTATCGTGCACATGGCAGTGCGGGCACTCGACGTGAAAGTGCCGCTGGTCACCCATCTCAAACGCTTTTTCGATGTATGAATCATCACGGATCGTTGGCGTTGAAATTTCCAGCAGGAAGCGCTGGTCACCGAACGTGGCAGAGCGCTGCCAGAGCAACCCAACAGGGTGGCCTTCTGCCGTTCTACTGTAAGAATCAACTTCATCACAAACGATAAGCGGCGCCGATCGGCCACGCATTGTCTTAGGGCTGCCGCTGTAGGCCATCATCAAAAACCCGCCGGGGAAACTCTTCATATTTTGGTTGTTAACACCTTCGCGGCCTCGCGGCTTCGACATTAGCCTCCGCACAGGCTCGCACTCATCAACGAGCGGGTTGAACTTACTTTCTAGCCATGTGCGCACATCATCCTGCGATGGCTGCATCATCATCTGTGAGCGAGGCGACATGGCGATGCAGTAAGCCTGTACGCATAAAGCCAAAAGCGTCTTGCCAACCTGGGCCGACCACATCAGAGAAACGCGGTAGCAATCAGGGTTTACCAGCTGATTCATTGGCTCGATTTGATATGGTGCGTTGGCGAAACGCAGCCTGCCAGGAATAGCATTTCCGGCTGGTATCTTGATGAAATTAGATGCCCATTCTGATGGGGTCATATCAGGTGGTGGCTTTAGCTGCTCAGCTCCCGCTTTGATTGCTGCGGCCACCCCAAGCGGGTTTTTGAAATCTTCTATTTTCATACCGCTATCAGCCTGTTTGATTTTCTAAGATTGTCGTTGGCCGGTATAACCTGCAGGTTCCACGGCACGTGCAGCCCGCAAACAGTTGCACCCCTAAGCGGAATAATGTGGTCAACGTGATGCTTGATGCCAGTTTCGTTAAATAATTTATTGGATAGCTGATAGTAAGCTCTTATCTCCAGCCAATGGTTTTCAGTTAGCCACTTAGGAGTAGCAAGCAGCTTTCTTGCTCTGCGGGCACCCCAACGCTCTGTCAGTCTATCGGGGCGGGCTTTCCACCAATTTCTGTTATAAGAGTTGACCCTCTCCCTATTTTTATCTGTCCACTTGATTACTGAGAGCCTGTGCTTAGCTTTATTCTGGCTGTACCATTTCCGCTTATGCAGGTTGCAGGCTTCTCGGTTTTGTTTAGAGTAAAGAGAGCTTTTCGCGATCATTTCGTCGCGATTGGCCTTGTAATACGCCTTCATTTGAGCGAGTTTTTTATCTCTGTTTTTTTCGTGATAGGCCGAATTTCTCTCGCGGATGCGCTCGGCATTCCGCTTGTAATATTCAGGAGCATGAGATTGCTGGTAGGCTTTGACTTTCTCGGGGTTTAACTTTCTATACTGCTGAGCAGCTGCAACTTTGTCGTTGAGGCATTGATCGCACAAACACCCTCTGCCATTCACTCTGCGCTCAGCAAGATTGCCGTATTTGCAAGGCGTGCCGCCAAAGTATGTTTTTTGCCCTTTTGCAATAGCCTCGTTTCGGGTAATGATCTGCATAACTTCGCTCAAGTTAGCGCTATGATTAGGTTGCGGCAGAGCGTAGCGTTCGCCTTTTCTCCTGGCCGGGATAGCCGCGCTGTCATTATAAATTACTAATTGTCGTCTTGCTCATCATTATCGTCATCGCTGGCAGACAAATCTGCATTTGATAAAGCTTCGAGAACTTGGTCGATTTCTTCAAGCAAAACCTTTTTGAACTGTCGCTCATCAAGCTCGCCTATCAAAGTGGCAACCACCCGGCTCGGTATATTCCGCATGCCAGCTCGCACCTCGGCAAACGCTCGAGACACCATGCGCTCAACCTGATCGAGCGGCGCAACCAGGTCGCGCGCTCTTGCAAGTGTCAGCTCTGCAGTTGCTGTTTCAGCTGCCAGTTTACGACGCTTCAATTCTGATTCATCTGCGGTAGCGGTGCCGCTGCCTTCCTCGCGCGCTTTGATGCGCAGCCAGTTAGCAACCTCTGCCGTGTTGAAAGTCGACGCGACACCGCGCTGCCCTTTCGATGCGATCGGGCAACCGGCTCTAACCCATGCGTCAACTGTGGGAGGTGTTACGCCAAAAAATTCGGATAGCACGCC